TATGAAATATTTTAAACTTTCTGAGTTTGATAGTCCTGATTTGGTGGGAAGTGGTGAAGCTATGGATAAGGAGTTTTTAAGTAGACTTGACCAGGCACGCTCACTTGCTGATACCTCTTTTAGGATTACTAGTGGTTATAGAACCCTAGAACACAATAAGAAAGTAGGAGGCGTAGATAACTCATCTCACACTAAAGGATTTGCTGCAGATATAGCTTGTACAGATAGCGTGAAGCGACATAAGATAATAACATCACTATTAAAAGCAGGATTCACTAGGATAGGAATAGCTAAGACGTTTATACACGTAGACAACGACCCTAATAAGCCTGCTAATGTAACTTGGGTATATGGATAAGAAACCTTTTAAAGATACTAAGCTAGGAAAGATTGTAGGGAAGCTATCAGGCTTTTTACCTAAAGATGGTGTTTTAGGCGTTGTAAGAGACATTCTAGATGGAGATGATAGTCTGACACCTGATGAGAAAGAAAGGCTCTTAAATGAGTCCCTAGAGGCTTACAGGATAGAAGTAAGTGATAGAGAGTCTGCTAGGAATAGAGAAGTTAAACTAAGACGCTATGGTACTGATTGGATGTTTAACGCTACAGGTATTGTAGGATTGTTAGCATTTGCGTTTTTGGTTTATACTGTAGTTACTACACAAGTACCTGAGACTAACAAAGAGATATTTATTCATATGATTGGTATTGTAGAGGGTGTTGCTCTGTCTATATTTGGGTATTATTTTGGTAGTGCTAAAAAAGAGAATAGATAAGTTGTTAATAACTTTCTAGGTTATTATTTTTCTATAAGATACAAAAACCTTATTTTTTATTATACTATATATAGTATTATACTATAATATATATTATATTTATATATAATTAATAATAATAATAAACTATATATAGTATTATACTATAGAGATTATGAGAGAAGAAATACTAAGAATTGCAGAGGATTATCAGAAAACAGTAGTAGAGAGAATTAACCAACTCCTAGAGTTAGATGCTATTATGTACACGAATCTTGGTTCAGATAGCACTAAGGCTGAGAAGCTAGAAGTAAAAAAAAATTCTAGGATTATATACAGAGCTATAAAAGATCTAGACTTTGAGACTGGTAAGCTACTCTTACAACACCAAGACGGTTACTAAACACTTACAGACAGATGCCTAAGAAACCAAGCAGAAAGACAATCGTAAACAACCTAGACAAAGTATTCTCTGAATATATCAGGAGGCGTTATGCTAAGAATAATATAGCAGAGTGTGTTACTTGTGGTAAGAAAGACCATTGGAAAAATTTACAAGCAGGACACTTTATGTCTAGAAAACACTATGCAACTAGATGGTCAGAGGAGAACGTAGAGGTACAATGTATGGCTTGTAATGTGTATAGATATGGAGAGCAATACTTATTCGCTAAACACTTAGGTCAAGAGAAAGCTGATGAGCTACTAGCTAAGAGTAGAACAATGGTAAAGCTAAAAGACTGGGAGTTACAAGATATGATAGAAATTTATAAGAAAAAGTTATTGGAGTTGGAACAATAAGTATTATATTTGGAGTGTCTGTCTGACATTTGTCTTAAATCTGTAGAAAAGGAGGTACTATTAACTTAGTATCTCTTTTTTTTTATATTATTTTTGTTTATTAAGAATTTTTTATATCTTGCAACCATATTAATCTTAAAAACAGATATTATGACAAATGAACAACTGGCAGGAATCTTGCAAGACAACATCAAGAACCTAGAGTGGGCAGAGGATTACCACACTAGAAAGCTACAGGAAACTGAGTATCAATTATCTCTCTTTAGAAAAGAGCTTAAAGACTTAGAGATATGACTTACACAGAGGATTTGATAAGACTATACCAAGCAAGGATAGAATCAATGGCAAGTAGAATAGAAGAACTAGAAGCATTACTAGAAATTAATCAAAATCAATTAGAAAATGAAAACAGGTAAGATTACTAACATAGAGCCTAATGGGACTTTTGAGAGTTATGGTAGCATACTCACTAGAAACAAGGTAACTATGGCAACAGGCGAGACATTCACGTTTAACTCTAAAGGAGACTTTAAGAAGAACGTAGGAGATGAGATAGAGTTTGAGGTAGTGAACGCTCAGTATGGTAATGCCAAGCTGATATACAACCCTAACAGACCTGCTCCACAACAAGCAGCACCTGTACAAAAGAACAATGATGTACAAAAGTTTATTATTAGGCAGTCAAGTGTTGCTAGTGCAGTAAACTTTTACAAAGATAAACCATCATCAGAGGATGAGGTATTAGAGTTCGCAGAGAGAATAGTAAATTATATATACAGTTAGTTATGAGTTTTAAAGTAAACGGAAAGATTGATAAAATATCAGAGGTTAAGACCCACGATAATGGTGCTAAGTCATTAGACTTTATCTTAAAAACAGAGGAGCAGTACAACAACCTGTACGTTTTTAATATGTACAAGAGTGCTAACTATGCAGACTCAGTAGATAAGTTTGTCCAGTACAACAAAGTAGGAGACTTAGTAGCAGTAGAGTTCAACGTAAACGCTAGAGAGTGGCAAGGTAAGTACTTTACTAACCTAACATCTTGGAGAGTAGACAAATTAGATTCTTTACCTAAACAAGAGGCGGTAACTGCTGAGGCTTTTGCTCCTGATAGAGAGGATTTACCTTTCTAGAAACTAATGGGGAGTAGGGTAACTTATTCCCTTTTTTTATTACCTTAGACAAAAAATAGACAGATGCTTATAAATTTTGAAGAACAGATTAAGAAACTAAGGAATGTAAGGTCAGGTAAAATCAGAGAGGGATATAGATTAGACATCCCACAGATAGACCAACACTTTAGACTAAAGAAAGGAAACTTTAATGTAATACTAGGACACGCTAACGTAGGTAAGACTACTGTGATAATGTATCTTATGTTATTATATTCTAGGAAACACGATTTAAGGTGGTTAGTATTTAGTGCAGAGAATGAACCTTATGCACTTATAAGAAAGCTAGTAGAGTTTATAGAGGCAACTCCAATAAACAAAATATCAGATGAGATATTTGAAAAGAGAGTATCTTGGATTAATGAGAGATTTAAGTTTATAGAGCCTAATGATCTATACACTTACAAGCAAGTGTTAGAACTGGCACAACACGTTAAGAACGCTTGGAATTATGATGGATTATTAATAGACCCTTATAACTCTCTAATAAAAGATAAGAACGTATTGAAAGGTTTGAGTGGACACGAGTATGATTACCAAGCAACAAGCGAAATGAGAATATTCTGTAAGACTAATAACATAACTATATGGCTTAACACTCACGCAGCTACTGAGGCTTTAAGAAAAAAACACGGACAGAACCACGAGTACGCAGAGCATCCTATCCCACCAATGGCTAGCGATGTAGAGGGAGGGGGTAAGTTTGTGAATAGAGCTGATGATTTTATAGTGATACACAGATATATACAACACCCTAGAGATTGGATGTATTCACTTATTCACGTTAGGAAAGTAAAAGACATTGATACAGGAGGTAGACCAACAAGTTTAGACGAACCAATAAGACTAAAGAGTATTATGAATAATGTAGGATTTGAGATAAACCACAGAAACATAATAGAACCACATAACCCTAAACAAGAGGAAGTACCTTTTTAATTATGACAATAGATTTCGGAAACACAGGAGTTAATTTACAGATTATACCTATCTATGGACTATCAGCAGGCGTTTTATATTATAACCCTAATTTAGAGCCTGACATAGAGGAAGTACACGAGGATGATTTTTATCATCAGCTTACTATTATGTGCCTACTGTTTGGCTTGCACATAACTGTATGGAAGTACTAGAGATAATTTTTAAAAAGCATCAAGACTGGTGCGACATAGTAGAGTCCTTTGGAGTCAATCCTGATACCGCTGAGGATATAGTGATGGAGATGTACATCAAGATAGATAGACTTGTTAAGTCAGGTACTGATATTATGTACGATGATAAGGAAGTTAATTACTACTATGTCTATAGAACCCTACAAACTCTATTCTTAGATCTTAAAAGAAAAGAAAAGAAAGTAGATATAGTAGGACTTGAAGAAATCAGTAAGGAGCTAGAGCAAGATTTGCACATAGATTATCAGATACTATACGACAAGCTAAACAAAGAAATGGAATCATTATACTGGTATGATAGAAAAGTATTTGAGCTGATAGACTCAGGAGAGAGTTTCCAATCTCTAAGCGACAAAACAAATATAAGTTATTACTCACTTTATAACACCTATAGAAAAGTAAAGAAACACCTTAAAGACTTATTCAAATGAACAGAATAGAAGAACTCATAAAAAATCAAATACACCCAATTACAGGATGGGAGTATAGAAAGGAAAGAGACAAAGCAATAATGCTAAAACAACAACGGAGACGTGAAAAAAGAAAAAAATGAGACTAGGAGACTTAATAGAAAAGATTACCACCTACACAGGAATTAAATGGCTTACTAAAAAGATACTAGGAGAGAACTGTGGATGTGAGGAGAGAAAAGATAAACTTAACAAAATAACAATCAGCAGGAATGGAAAATAAATTTACCAAACAAGACTACATAGACTGGACAAACTTTAGGAACAACAAAAAGAACACACTAGCTCCTGAGGAGTTTGAAATGCTATGTCAATTCCACGCAGTATATTTCAATCATAAGTACTACAAACCTTGTACTTGTAATCCTAAAGAAATTAATAGGTGGATTACACAACTGAACGAAATATACGAGAATGGACATAAATAAAGTACATAATTTAGAAAAGGCAGTAATACAGATTTTAAACCTAGATGGTTGGGACTTAGATTGGTGCGGTGGTGGATTTGAACACTATGATGCAGTAGGAGAAACCCCTAAGGGACATCCTTGTGTAATAGAAATGAAATTCAGAAAAAAGTACTATGAGACCAAGATGCTAGAAAAACTCAAATATGACAAGCTAATGGATATGCCTGAGGATATGGTCAAGATATACTTTGTGAATGACCCTAAGGCTAACTATTTATTTTGGCTTAATGAGTTAAAGCTAGATGACACCAAAGAACTTTACTGTCCTGACACTACATTGTGGACTAAGAGTAGAAGTAATAAAGAAGTTTATTTACTAAGAGAAGAACAGGCAACAATAATAAATCCAAACGAATGACAGAATTAAATTACTTAAAGGCAATACTATTATCTCAGTTACTTATTGAGACAATGGACTCACTAAAAGGTAGCAGATTTTATAAGGAGTCAGTAAAATACAATGTAAACAGAAGTATTAAAGAGTTAGAGCAGGTATTCAATACCAACTATAACAACATCTATGACAACAACCCTGAGATGACTACTAATGTTCTAAACAAGCTAGAGGACTTGGTAGACAAAATATCTAGTTCTAGTGTAGATGAGCTAGTAATGATAGATGCAGTTATTGATAAGTACCAAGAGAACAAAGAGTGGTTTAAGAAACACGGAGAAGCAGAGTTCTTAAAGATTGAGTAATGGAGACAAAACAGATTTCATACGGCAGATGGAAACACGCATACGAGGCAGGCAAAAAGACTGAGGAACATTTTAAGGAGTTAATGATTTCTAGAGGTAATAAGTGTGTAAAGAGTAGCTATAATGATGACCTCTATAAGCATATAGATTTCTATGTAAATGGTTTTGGGGTAGATGTAAAAGGTAAAAGAAAAACTCATACTATATGGCTAGAGATTGTAAATGTAAAAGGCTATCACGGATGGCTAAAAGGAGAAGCTGACTTTATTGTCTTTGATATTTTAGATCTTAGTGCTTACTGTGTTTTTAAAAGAACTGACCTACTATCATTTGTTTCTAACATAACAGAAACTACTACAAATAGCAGAGACTATATGAAAATATACGGCAGAGATTTGTGGGAGCAAAAAGACAAACTAATCAAGTGCAGATATGATGACATAAAACATCTACAGGTGCAGCAAATAGAATACTAATGATTTATATTCTATCCACACTAGTATCTATAATGACCATATTAAAAACTGTAGAGACAAATAACAATCCTGACTCTATAGGAGATGGTGGTAGATCTTATGGCATCCTACAGATACAGAAAAGCGTTTTAAAGGATGTCAATAGGATTTATGGCACTAACTACTACCACGAGCAGATGTTCTCTGAGAAAGCCTCTGAGGAAGTATTTAGGCTTTACTTATGTTATGGCAAAGAGGTGTTCTTAAAAAAGCATTGCAGGTTTCCTACAGAGGAGGAGCTAGTAAGAATGTGGAATGGTGGAATATATAAAGGCTACAAATACCGAGATACTAAAAAATATTATAACAAATACTTAAATATAAAAAATGAGAGGTAACGCAATACACTATGAAGCTACTGGAGAGTATGATGTAATAGACATCTGCCAAGACTATCAGCTTAATTTTCAAAGAGGGTCTGCACTTAAATACATAGTAAGAGCAGGTAAGAAAGATGATGAGTTACAGGACTTATATAAGGCTAAAGATTTTATAGAAAGAGAGATAGCTTTTGTCAGGGAGAAAAGAAACCAAGAGGCTAACAACATAAAAGAGGGTGTAGTAAGTCCTTATAGCTATAATTATAAAGAAAGATAGTTGTGTAATTAAAATTATTTAATATCTTTGTTAAAAATAGACAGATGTACAAAGTAGACAGAAACTTATTAGAGCTGCAGAATAATACAGATATGCAGATGCTTCTAGAACTTATAATGAAGTGGACTAAGAAGTCAGATAGCAAAGAACTAAAGGCTTTTGAGGATGCTTTATTTAGACAATTAAGATACATTCAAGCACTAGAGGATGAGAGGTTCTCTTTTGATAGGATTGTCTCTGAGTCAATATCTGACAAGATTAGAGCAGTAGAGAGAGCTAGAAAAGCTGATGAGAGAATAGAGGAACTAGAGAAACAGATTAAGATACTAGAAACTAAAAAAAGTTTAGGATTATGAAAAAAGAACCTTATAGAATAACAATAGAACAGTATGAGTATAAGTACTCGGTAGAAGTAGACCATTCGGATATAGACTTTACAGAGTATGTAGACCTTTTAAGGAAAATAACCTTATCGGCAGGTTGGGGTATAGATGCAGTAGAGGAATTTTTTGACGAGTAAACAATATGACAGAAGAACTACTAATAGAACTAGGATTCGTTAAGAACGACTATGATTTCTACTACAACTACACTAAAGGAGATATACTATCTTGTGATAGTGATAAGACAAGGAATGGTAAATGGTATGTGATGTTTAACTTTCCTAACTCACAAGGTGTAATATCAAACCCTGAAATATTAAAACAATTAATAATTAAGATAGATGAGCAAGATTAGACTATTAGACGGAAAAGAATGGGACAAACAAGAACTACTAGACAATATGATGTCAGATGAGTTCTACTATGGATATTTAAGTAAAGCAGCTTTAAGTAGTTCAAGTGCTAAGATGCTAATAGGAAGTCCAAAGACATACACTTATGTTACCAAGTATGGTTCTCCTGAATCACAAGCACTAAGAGACGGATGGTTATTCCACACCGCTATACTAGAGCCTGAGGTATTTGACTCTCAAGTATTTGTAGATGTAGAATCTAAGAACTCTAAGGCTTACAAGTTAGCCAAAGAGAAACACGGCAAGGTATTCACTAAAAAAGAAAAGAGAGATGCTGAGAGATTAGCTGATGCCTTTTATAAGAATGAAACTGCTAAGAATTACATTACTAACTGTGAGTTTGAAGTACCTGCAATAGGCGAGGTAATGGGATTCCCTTTTAGAGGTAAAGCAGATATACTAGGAAAGGATAGAATCGTAGATTTAAAAACTACTACCGACATACGAGCATTTAAATACTCAGCTCAAAAGTATTCCTATGATATGCAATGCTACCTATACTGTCAGTTATTTGATAAGACTTATGACCAGTTTACATTTATAGCATTAGACAAAGCAAGTCTAGACATAGGTATATATCATTGCTCAGAGGAGTTTTATTTAAGTGGAGAACAGAAAGTAAGAAACGCAATAGAAACCTATAAGACATTCTTTATAGATGGTGTAGATATAGATGGATATTATTTAGAGGGAATACTTTAACCAAGAGGAGATATGAAGAAAATACAAGACGCTATAGAAGTAGCAAAAGAACTAGAAGAACTATCAGGATTAGACCCTTTTAGACACACAAGGAAAAGAGAGTACATAGATGTAAGAGCAACTCTAACATTTTTGTTATATAACAATCTAAACTTTACTCTAGCAGAGTTATCAAGATTCTATAAATCAAACGGAAAACCATATGATCACGCAACTGCCTTACACGCTCTAAAGAACTTTGAGACCTATAGGAGATACAATGACGATATAGATAAGTGGCTAGATTCTTTCCAAGATACTAACCCACATACTAAGATGCAGAAGTCTATGATAAAACAAAACCTAAACTATCTAAGTCCTAATAACATCAAGAGGCTAAACAAAATAGTGACAATGATGTATGAGAAAGATAAGGCACTAGAGGTTTAATTAACAATTCGTTATATAGTTACAAATGTTACAAAAATGAAAGATAAAGAAGCGTTTATAAAATCATACAAAGAACACAAGACAATCTCTGCTGCTTGTGAAGCTGCTAACATATCTAGGATGACTTATCATAGGTGGAAAGATCAAGATGAGGAGTTTGCACAAGCTATAATAGAAGTAGATGAGGCTAGGATAGACTATGTAGAAGGTAAGCTATTTGAGAACATAGAGGGAAACAAGACAAATGAAATCTTATTCTATTTAAAAACAAAAGGTAAGAATAGAGGCTATGTAGAAAGACAAGAGCATCAGATAGATGGAGGCTTTCCAACTAAAATAGAAATTGAAATCATAGACCCTAATGAGGATTCAAACCAATAAGGTATATAGAAGTTTAGTAAACAACAATCATAAGATAATAGCACATCAGGGTGGGACTAGGTCAGGTAAGACTTATAACATCCTTTTGTGGATTATATTTGACTATTGTGCAAGACACGAGGGAAAGACTATAACAATATGTAGAAAGACTTTTCCATCTCTTAGAGCTACAGTAATGAGAGATTTCTTAGATATACTTAAAAAGCATAACATCTACTCAGAAGCTGACCACAATAAGTCTAACTCTGAATACAACCTCAAAGACAACCTAATAGAGTTTATTAGCTTAGACATACCTCAAAAGGTAAGAGGTCGTAAAAGACAATTACTGTACATTAATGAGGCTAATGAGATAAACAAAGAGGACTGGCAGCAGCTTATTTTTAGAACAGAGGAACAAGTCTTGCTAGATTACAACCCCTCTGATGAGTATCACTTTATTTATGATGAGGTGCTTACTAGAAAGGACTGTGATTTTTATATCACTACTTACAAAGACAATCCATTCCTAGATCCTAACATTAAATTAGAGATTGAGAGGCTAAAAGAAACAGATGAGACCTACTGGCAAATATATGGACTAGGACAAAAGGGAGTATCTAAAGCAACTATATTTAATTTCTCAGAAAGCAAGATACCTGAATCAGCTCAGTTCTTATCTTATGGAATGGACTTTGGATATACTAATGACCCAACAACACTAGTAGAGGTCTATAGAGACCAAGACACGCTATATGCTAAAGAATTACTCTACAGAACCCATATGACTACCCAAGATATAAATAAGTTCCTTAGAGAGGCTAATATCAAAGGAGTGATATATTGTGATAGTGCAGAGCCTAGATTGATAGATGAGCTTAGGAGAATGGGTAATCAAGTAAGAGCAACCGTAAAAGGCAAGGATTCTATTCAAGCAGGAATTGATGTACTAAAAAGATACAAGCTATGTATTAGTGGAGACCATTTCATTCAAGAGATGAGGAACTATAAGTGGACTGAGGATAAGACTGGAAAGCTAACCAACATACCAATAGATAAAAACAATCACTTAATAGATGCTTTCAGGTATGCAACTTACAATGTACTAAGCAAGCCTAACTATGGTAAATATGCTATCAGATAAAAAAAGTTATTAAATAACTTGCATAAGTCATATTAGTATATTACTTTTATATCATAATTAAAAACAGACAGATTATGAGTACAATAGAAATTACCATTGATGACGTTTTACTAGAAGTAGAATACGAGTTTGACCAGGGAGAAGAAGGTGGCTACTTTGAACCATCTAGTTCAGACTCTATAGAGATTATCTCAACTAGAGTAGATGGTCTTAAAACAGACATCACAGATTTATTATCACAATACGTTATTAATAGAATAGAAGATAAAATATACCATTATGAGAGATTGGCTTAAGAAAGACCCTGAGAATATTATATACTTAATATCATTTATACTAATATTCGGAATAGGAGCAGTATGTTTCCTATCATTATCAGCAATGTTTTAATAAGTAAGTTTAGTTAGTAAGAAAGAGGCACTCGTAAATGGGTGTCTTTTTTTGTACCTTTAACTAAAATGCCTTAAAAAATACGTTATATAGATATGAAAGTAGAGATTACAATACCTGACTCTTTATCAGAGGTTACTTTAGACCAGTATCAGAGGTATCTTAAAATACAAGAGAACAACCAAGATGAGAAGTTTCTAGCTTCTAAGATGATAGAGATATTCTGTGGAGTAAAGCTATCAGATACTCTTAAAATGAAATACGCTGATGTAGATGGTATCTGCAATATCTTGGTGGATATGTTCAATGAGAAACCTCAGCTTGTAACTAAGTTCAAAATGAAAGGTGTAGAGTATGGCTTTATACCTAAGCTAGATGATATTAGTCTAGGGGAGTACATAGACTTAGATGCGTTCTTAGGAGACTGGGAAAATATGCACAGAGCTATGGCAGTTCTCTACAGACCTATAGATAGCAAATATGGAGACAAGTATTCTATAAAAGACTATGAAGCAGGAGATGGAGAGGTAATGAAAGATATGCCGCTAGAAGCAGTCATCAGTTCCATTATTTTTTTTTACCATTTAGGGATAGACTTATCTCAAGCTATGATGAACTATTTGGAGGAACAGGAGGAGACCAGTTTAGTGCAATATCTCAATTCGGAGCAAAGTGGGGTTGGTATCAATCAATTTACGCACTCGCTCAAGGGGATATTAGACGATTTGAGGATATCACTAAACTAAGTGTACATAAATGTTTTATGATGCTATCCTTTGAGAAAGAGAAAGCAGAGATAGAAGCAAACAGACTAAAAAGCAAAATGAAATGAACACATCAATAAGAGGATTCTACTTACTAACTGACACAATAAAAGACACACTACTAGATGATGTCAATGTCAATACTGTAACCACAGGAGACTTAACAGAGGTAGACCTAAGTAAGCAGACTATCTTTCCTTTGTCTCATATGATTGTTAATAGTGTAACCTCATCAGAGAACACGCTCACATTTAACATCAGTATTTTATCAATGGATATAGTAGACCAATCCAAAGAGATAGAGACAGATATATTTGTAGGTAATGACAATGAGCAAGATGTTCTAAACACTCAGCTCTCTGTAGTCAATAAGCTGATACAGAAACTAAGAATCGGACAGTTATATAGAGAGAAATACCAAGTACTAGGAGATGCCTCTATAGAGCCTTTTAGAGATAGGTTTGAGAACCAAGTAGCAGGATGGGCAGCAACATTTGATGTAATAATAGAGAATGATATAAATGTCTGCTAGCTTTAAACAAACACAAGACAGTCTAAACAAGTTTGCTAAGTATGTTATTCAGCAATCTAGGAGTAATCTGTCTAAGCAGAAAAAGAATGTCTCTAGTGATCTCTATGGAAGTCTAGGATATGATTTGAATGTTAGTCCTAACTCATTCTCTCTAGAGTTTTATATGCTACCTTATGGGGAGTTTATAGACAAGGGAGTAAGTGGTACTAAGAAGCGTTATAACACCATATACGAGTACACCAATAAGAAGCCTCCTATGGAACCATTAATGCAATGGGCAAAGGCTAGGAACATAAGACTAAGAGACGAGAAAGGGAGATATAAAAAAGGTAATTATAGAACAATAGGATTCATATTACAAAAGAGTATTTATGAGAAAGGTATAAAACCCTCTCTATTTTTTACTAAGCCTTTTGAGAAAGCATTTGACAATTTACCAACTGAGCTTATAGAGAAGTTTGGATTAGACATAGATGATTTACTAGAATTTACTACTTAGAGATTACATAATGAAAAAGATAAACGTACGCAGTCCTTACTATATTGAGGTAGCACCAAAACCTACACAATACTATGCCTTACAGAAATGTGAGGATTCTAGCATTGGTTACATAACTGAGCAAAGCATAGGGGAGATAGCTTTAGATGTAGATGATAGAGTTCAAGATTCTAGCACAAATGATTATATAGTAGTAGGTACTGCAGAGACAGGAACAAGCGTAGGAATAGTTACAGATACAGGAGAGGTTGGATGCTTTGTGCCTCCTACTCCTTTGTATTATAGTCTAACAAGATGTAGTGATAGTATAACAGGTTTTATATCAGCACAAGAGGTTGTTTCTGGTTTGTTTAATTATGGTGCAAGAGTATTAGATTCTAATAATGTTTACTATACTATATCAGGTGTTTCAGAAACAGGAACATCAGTAGGAACTATAACAAACACAGGACAATATAACTGCCCTGTATTAGAGGACATAATAGAAGTTAATTGTGGAGATACTCACAATGTATCTACAGATGTAGGAGTTGTTACTTATAACTTTGATACAAACGAAACAGGTAATGTAAGCGTAGATATTACAGGTAGTGATGTACCTGCTAAGTTCACTTTAAAGTGGAACAATACACAAAGCACTACTAATTATATAGGTCTAGACACATATGACCAAGACTTATTAGATGAGGGAGTACCAATAGGAGAGATAGCTACAGGAAACCCTAGTACAAAAGCTAGCAACTCAGTAACATTGAATAAGACTGCTAGTAGCCCTA